CTCCGATAGGAACCGGTATACCGCAACGACTGTCCCTCGGGACATCACACAGGAGAGGCTTAATGCCCCAACTGCAGAATGTGATCCTCACGGATCGCACCCCCGTTACCCCCGTCAACTTGACGTTCGTCCCTCGAGGAATCGAGAGCGGCGTCGGCGAGACGGTGAATAACGCAGGAACCCCTATTGGGGAGAAGCGCTTTACGGTCAGCATGAAGCAGACCGGTAAACGGTTCAAAGGCGAAGTCCGGCTAGTGTTGCCGGTGGTCGTGACTGAGACCATTAATGGTGTCAGTTCTCCCAAGGTTGTGCGTACAGGTTATGTCAACCTGTCCACGTCTTTTGACGAGACTTCGACCGAGCAGGAACGCACAGACGCAATCGGCATGATGTCGAGCGCGCTGGCGACCAGCAAGGTCCTCGTCAATGATGCCCTCGTGAAGAATGAGGGTGTTTACTGAGATGACTTTGGTCATCCTCGGTATTCTGGGCTTCGGTGGTCTCCTGTGGCTGACCACTCCTGCGGGCTGCGCTTTTGCGCTTACCCAGGAGTGGCTAGTCGCATTTGGCTACTTTTGTCCAATCGGGTAGCAATGGTGCTATCCGACCAAGGGAACCCAGGGCTTCTGCCCTGTTCGCTAACGAGGTATTAACCCGTGAAAGCCGCTAAGAGACATCAGTCTTTTGCAACTTCCCCAAACCTCTATACTTCCTTTCGTGAACTTTTCGTCCACGAGTTGAGTATGGACAAGACCCCAAAAGCGGAATATCTGCTTAAGGAATTCGAGTCTAAACTCTTGGATCCAGCCTATTCGGATCCTCCGGAAGTAAGGCGTGAGCGAGCCATTAACAAGTGGCTTGCTTGCGAGGTCACCAATAGGGCGACAAACATGCGTTTAATGCACATGAGCGAGGAGGACGTCGTTTTTACAAACGATGCCCTCATCGATATCAGTGCAGTTCACATTGCCGACACGGCTGCGAAGTTTATCTCGCAGACGCTTGGTGATGTTCCTTGGGAATCCCTTCGTGGGAGTTTCTCAGGGGGCGCCTCAACTTCGTTGAAGCGGGGATACGGTACAATCGCCCGGAAGTACCTTGAGGGTACGGACATCACAGAAGGTGCCATTTGGCACTTCCTTGCGCTGACTAAGTCAGTGCAGTGGGCCCCACGCGACTTTCGTTGCGTGCGCGGTAACGTGATGTTTACTGTTCCGAAGACGACCGTTATTGATCGGTGCGCCTGTAAGGAGCCCGACTATAACATGTACGTGCAGAAAGCGATCGGCAATCAAATTCGTCGAAAGCTCAAGCGCGCGGGCATTGATCTCAATGACCAAACCGTAAACCAACGGCTGGCACATGAGGGCAGTGTCGAGGGAAACCTCGCTACAGTCGATCTATCATCTGCTAGTGACTCTGTCACTACGCAGCTGGTGTTAAGACTGTTACCCGATGAGTGGTTTTATTTGATGAGTGACGTCCGCTCTCCGGAAACGGAGATTAATGGCGAGTGGCATCTCAATGAGATGTTCTCTTCCATGGGAAACGCATTCACCTTCGAACTCGAGTCTCTGCTCTTCTGGGCTTTGACTCGATCCGTTGCGTACCACTCTGGCATAAAAGGTCGTATCTCAGTCTATGGAGACGACATAATATGCCCCTCTGTTATCTTCGATAACTTGAGGGCGACTCTCTCGTTTTTCGGTTTTACCGTTAACGAGAAGAAGTCGTTTGCTACTGGAC